CCCCTACTATGAAGATTCGTGGGGTGCCATGGAGCGCGGGAATATCATCGAGAACAGCTACATCGTTCCGGCGGTCGAAGAAGGCTTGAAACGGCGCGGCATGGAATTGATCATGGCTGGTGACGGACAAGACACGATCATCGACGGCATCCACTCCGCCACACTCGACGGTCTGGTAATCAACGCACCGCGCGACGTTCTGGCATACTACGGCATCGACGACATTGGGTCTGACGAATTCGTTCTTGAGATGAAGTCTTTCGATCCGCGCCTGACGTTGCAACACGAAAAGCCTGTCCACCGTGGGCAGACACAAATGCAGATGGGCATGGTCCGGGACACAACCGACTACCGCCCCAACTTTGCCGTGTTGCTTTACATCAACGCGTCTTGGCTGGACGACATTCGCGTGTTCATCATCCCTTACGAGGAAGACGAATACAAGCTGGGGCGTGCCCGCAACGAGAAAGTCTTTGCAACTGATGACCCCAAGCTGTTGCACGCCGAAGGAAAGCTCGACGGCATGTGTGACTACTGCCAATACGTCGGTTCGTGCAACAAGGTTTCTGTCGGACGCGTACCGAAGTCCCGCGACGCCTTGAAGGCCGCAGACATCGCCGCACAGGACACACAGATGGTCGAGATGCTCGACCGGCTGGTGACGGACCACTCCGCGCTCAAAGCCAACAAGAAAGAAGCTGAGGCCGCGCTGGAAGGCGTCAACGAACAGATCAGACAAGCGCTGATCACACACGGACAAAGCCGCGCGGCTGGCAGCGACTGGAAGATCGCCTACACCGCACAGAAGGGCCGCAAGACCATCAGCAAGGACCTGATGATTGAAGCCGGTCTCGATCCAGCAGATTTCATGAGTGAAGGCTCGGGCTTTGAAAAGCTCACGGTAACGGCATCAAAATGATGACACGAGAACAATACCTTTGGGGCAAGCTTGCAGAAGAGTGTGGTGAGCTTGCACAAGAGGCAATCAAGTGCCAGCAATTCGGCTCTTACCATGTCTTCGGAAACGCCAATGGTGTCAGCAATGTGGAACGCCTGAACGGGGAATTCAATGACATCCTCGGCGTGATCGACATGTTGAACCGACAGTTGGGTCAGGCCCTTGTGAAGCCCGATGATGACCTTCGCGTCGCCAAGGCGACCAAGGTCGAGAAATGGTACGGCATCGCCAAGGAAATGGGCACAGTCGCATAAGAACATCGCTCATCAGAGCGCATGTGCCAAAAGGGAGTTCGTGCTCTTTCGGCAGCTAACACTACGCACGGACACACAATGAAACAAGGAAACAATGAAATGACGAATGCAATCGCAAAGGCACGCCAGTCCGCACCCTCGACAGAGGTTGCTGATCCGTTTGCTGCACAGGGCTCCGAAGGGGCATCCGGCAGCGTGAAGTACGTGAAGTTCACCGGCGCAACCGGTCTCTTCACCTTCGGTCAAGACGATGACGTGTTGGAGCACGGCACCAAGCTGGCCATCGACATGTTCAACGCCGAATGGATTTGGACGTTCTGGTGGGACGGTGAGGTCATGGAGCAGTTCAACGATTCTCTGACAGAGAACCCGTTGTCCTACGACAACCCGCCGATGGAATTGCCCGAGGACCCGGAAGGTGTCATCGACATGACCATCGAAGAGATCATGCAGGCACGCAAAGACGACCCCGCAAACTTCCGCGACGGTTGGTCTGTGCAGGCATCCTTCAATGGTCGCACCATTGACGGCGAAGACGAGCAGTTCTGCATCAAGCTGAACCAAGGCGTGGCGATGAACTCGTTCCACGCGCTGCGGAAGTCTTTCGGGCGGGTCTACAAGACCAAGGAAGGCATGCTGCCGATCATCGAAGTGACGGCAACGTCCTACGAACCCAAGGCGAAGAACGCTGGCAAGAAGCGCTGGGCACCTTCGTTGAAGATCGTCGAGTGGGCGTCAGAAGAAGACCTGATTTCCATGGCTGGGGACAACCCGGACGACTACGATGAGCCCGACACCACGCAGGACGCCGCGCCGGAAGAAGAAAAGCCGAAGGCGCGCCGCACTGCAAAGCCGAAGGAAGACGCTGCACCAGCAGATGACGCCCCGGCGGATGACGCTCCGGCAGAAGACACCCCAGCACCCACAGGCCGTCGCGGTCGTCGTGGTGCACGCGGGGCAAATGTAGGTTGACACCTGCAATATAAGAAACTAGGGTAGGCCTAACGCGGGGGGCCTACCCCCAGCATATAATCCTTACCGGAGACCGAAATGAGCGTTTTTTCCCCGACCCCGACAACCGTTGAACAGGCTATCGCGCCTTTCAAGAAAGTGCAAGAGAACCTGAAAGCGGTACGCTCTGCGCAGAAGAAGAAAGCATCCGACGCCCAGTCAAAGATCGACACCGCGCGCCGCGCGCTGGAAACGACCGAGAAAGCTGAGTCCACCGTGATCAACGCTGCCACGTCCGAAGACGTCGCCGCAACACGCCTGCTCGAAAAGCTTGACGCATTGCTGTCCCCCGACGTTCCTGACGTTGGTTCGATGAAGCCTGCACAGAAGGCGAACGCCGGGCACACTCAGAATAAGGCATAAAACATGGCGGTCACCCTGACCGATCACCAGTTCTCCGCTGTCAAAGAAGTCGCCGAATGGTATCAAGAAGCCAATCGGCGGCGCTCTGATTTTGAGCGGCGTTCTTTTGGATCGAACCACCTCACAAATGGACAGTCGTTCACGTTCTGCGGATATGCCGGTTCCGGTAAATCCACATGCGTTGCGGCGATGATCGAAAAGCTCGGCCTAAAGCCAGAGGAAGTGGGCTTCATGGCCCCGACAGGCAAAGCCGCGAAGGTCCTGTCTGATAAGCTGCGTGCTGACGGCTGGGACCGGGGCGCGACCACTATCCACAGTGCCATCTACACTCCGAAGAGACAGCGTGCGGACGCTATCCAGCACAAGATCGAGCAACTCGAAGCCCACCTAGAGTGGCGCATCGAAACTGCATTCAACGACGACTACGCCGACCGTCTACCAGATGGCAGCCCCGGATATAACATGTCCGCGCAAGAGATCACGAAGAAGCTGGATCGTCTGGACTCGGACCTTGAAGCGGCGCTGGACGAACTGCAACATTCAGATGGTCCGTCGTTTGCATTGAAGCACCCGGACCAGTTGGATTCCGACATCCGCCTGTTCTGTGTCGATGAGACGTCGATGGTTGACATGGACCTTGCCACCGACCTCGCGTCGTTCGGGAAGCCCGTGCTGGCAATCGGTGACCCCGGACAGCTTCCACCCGTCGCCGGGAAGTGGGGGTTCAACCTTGAGAACCCGGACGTGTTCTTGACCGAGATTCACCGGCAAGCTGCGGACAATCCCATCATCCATCTGGCGACCATGGCCCGAGAGGGCAAAGAGCTTGAGATTGGGGATTACGGGGACGGGGTGCGGGTCATCAGTCGCCGTGACGATAATGTCACACTCGACATGGACCGAGAAGCCATGGTGCTGTGTGGAACGCACAAGACTCGCTGGCGGTTGACCAAGAAGATTCGAGAAGCTCTGGGTATCACTGAGACCGGCCCGATGATGGATGAGCCGTTGCTGATCGTCAAAAACTCGCAGAAATATCCTTCGCTGGTTAACGGATCAATCGTTCGCTGTGGCACCGATATCGGTGTGTTGCAAAAAGGCAACGCCCGTCTTGAGATGACCATCTTTGACGACGACGCGAACGGTGTCCAATACGATCTCGAAGGTGCGCAAGCAATCTTCGAAGAGCACATGTACCGGAAGCAGAACGCGTACTCCGCGCCGCCGAAGCTTGCGTTCGCCGCGAAGAAGCAGTGTGAACAGATCGACTTCGGACACGTGCTGACGGTACACAAATCCCAAGGCTCCGAGTGGGACAATGTTGTTCTGCACGACGAGAGTGGAGTCTTCCGGGGCGAGGGGCAACGCTGGCTGTACACCGGGGTCACCCGCGCAGCCAAAGAACTTACGGTGGTAGTGACATGATCGACATCAAAGGACCCGACGGCACCCGCACATGGGACATCATCATCCGGCGCGGCGGCGAGACCGACCGCCCGGTTGAGAACATGTTCAATGAGCACGGACAAGAAACGTTCGACGTCACGGAGGCATACGAGTATGTCTACAACGGCGGTGACATGCGGATGGTTGAGGCTGGCGACATGTTCCTCTTCATTCTCGTAGCAGATTAAGCTTGACAAACAAACCCTTCGGGGGTTATACACGTGTGACAAAAGGTGATTTCATGGCACAACCAATCGTAGTAGCATTCACAGGCAAGCGCGGCAGCGGCAAGTCCGAAGCCGTCAAGGTACTGATCGACAAGCTGGACTTCCACGAATTGAAGTTCGCTGATCCTCTCAAGAACATGCTCCGGGCAATGTACCGGACGTGTGGCGTCGATGACGAAACCATCGAGCGCAAGATCGAGGGCGACCTGAAAGAAGAGCCGTGTGACTGGCTCATGGGCAAGACACCGCGCTACGCCATGCAGACGCTGGGCACCGAATGGCGTGACCTGATCAACCAAGACCTCTGGTCGAACATGTTCACCAAAGCCGTGCAGAGCGGGAATCTTGGTGATCGCATCGCGTGCTCCGACTACCGGTTCCTGCACGAGGGAAAGACGCTCGACAATCTTGACGCAATCAAGTACCGCATCACACGGCCCACGGCTGACGCCGTGAACGATGGCGCATCGGCACACATCTCCGAGACGTCCATCAATGAAGTGCCGACAGACTTGGACATCGAGAACGACGGAACAATTCAGGACCTGCGCAACGCTGTCTACGACTACGTGTCGATGGGCTTGCAGATCACTGGTCATCACCCTCAGAAGGATGTGCCAAATGATCACCGCGACCGCAGTCTCGACTTCAAGGGCGCACCGCACCTCACCGGTGGTGGGCGACCGAACCACGCCAACGCCTGATGTATCGAAATGACACCATAGTAACGGGCGACATCGAAGACGTTCTGTTGAAGAAGCACGCGAAAGACTTCTGCTTTGTTGACCTGCGCTTGTCGTCAGGCTTCGAGCTTGAAGGTCGTGTTGACTTTCTGGCGATGAACATCGCGCCTTCAACAGGCAACCGGTGCACCGCGTACGAGATCAAGGTGAGCCGTGCAGACTTCCGGCGGGACAATCACCGCAAACAACGCGGAGCACGTCTGTACTCGGACCACTTCTGGTACATCGCGCCGAAGGGTGTGATCCCGCACGAAGAGGTCCCGGACTGGGCCGGGCTCATGGAAATTGAGTGGACGACAACCCCGCGCGGCGAACCGTACCTCAAGGTGCGCACCGTGATCCAAGCGCCAAAGCGCGACAAGGATCAACCGTCGTGGGGTCTGGTGGTTTCGATGCTGCGCAATGCAGGAAAACGCGGAGAGATGGCATGAGTGTGATCGCAGAAACCTACGCGCAGATGGAAGCTGCCCGGAAGCTCGTCTTGGCAATTCAGGAAGAGTGCTCACATCCCGAGGCGGGACGTTACGCCCGTGAGGGCGGTCGCAATGATCGTGTCTATGAAGACAGCGACGATGGGTACGTCGGCTGCATGGTGGACAACTGGGTCAAGACCACTGTCTACACCTGCGGCCTGTGCGGACACGAATGGAGTGAGGACAATGCAACAGACGATAGTTGAACGGCTGGAAGCTGAGGCTGACGCAATCCACGACCGCATCATCCTGATCCAGAAACAGTGCAGTCACCCGTTGGTAGTTCGCGAGACCGTGAACAAGGGAGACACCGGAAACTGGGACCGAGGACAGGACAGCTACTGGGCCGAACACAAGTGTGGCCTTTGCGGGCGTCGCTGGCAAACTGAACAAAACTGGGAGCGCACCGGAGACGGGCGCGGAACACCGAAGGAAAGAACCGAAGATGTCAATTGAAGCAAAAGTAATCGCCGACAGCACCAGCGGCAAGGCTCGCCGCCTAACCACATTCCAGTTGCGCTACCCGCGCTTCATCCATGCGGAATTCATGACGCACCGGCAGTTCAGCCGGAACGCATCCTCGTCGCGGGCAATCCCGGTCGAGAAGCAGATCGACATGCTGCTGGAAGACATGGCGATGCCCATCCACTGGGGCAAGAACCAGCGCGGCATGCAGGCGGAAGAAGAAAACAACACTCTCGTTCATTTGCCGAGTTGGTGGCGTCATGACGGGCTGGACAAGCCGCTCAAAGCGGACGCTGAGGGTGCTTGGACACACGCCGGTTTCAAAGCAGTCGAGGCTGCCCGCGCGTTCGTCGAAGCCGGTTACCACAAGCAGGCGGTCAATCGCATCCTTGAACCGTTCTCACACATCTCCGTGGTCTGCACCTCGACGCAGTACGACAACTTCTTTGCTCTCCGTCGCCACCCAGACGCCCAACCGGAGATCAAGGTTCTGGCAGATGTCATGTTTGAGGCAATGCAAGCATCGACCCCGACCGAGCTTCGCGAAGGCGAATGGCACCTGCCCTACATCCAACCGGATGAACTGCAATTCCTGTACAGCAAAGAAAACCTTCTTCACGATCCAATTCCGCTGTCTCTCGATGACCTGATCAAGGCCAGCGTCTCCCGCTGCGCCCGTGTGAGCTACCTGACGCACGATGGTGAGCACCCACAACTATCGAAGGACTTGGCCCTGTACGAGCGTCTGGTTGGCTCTGTGCCCCTGCACGCGTCACCGGCGGAACACCAAGCAACCCCAGACAGCCCGATCTGGAACGCGGCGGAACTGGCAGAATGGTCCAGCCCGCACCTCGCTGGCAACCTGACCGGCGGATGGAAGCAATTCCGCAAGATGCTCCCCGGCGAGTGTCAGGATTCTTGGGAGGGTCTGAATGACTTCGGAAACTGATTACCGGAATGCGCAGGTGGTGGGCGAAACCACTGTCCTGCGCGTACACGATGACATTTGCCACTCTGTCCGTTGTGACGTCCCTGTGCGTACCAAATGTGGTAAGGAAGAGGTGTTCAGCATCCGCGTTGACATCGACAAGAACCTTCCTCACTTCGAACAGATTGTCGAGTCCCATGTGATTTCATCACTGCTCAAAGCGGCGAAGACGTGGAAAGCATTGACGCACACCCCTTGTGATTTCGTGAACGATGATCTGCGAGATCAAGTCGTAAAGGTGTTCCTCTCATGAAGGCGAAGATCACTTTCATGGATCATGGTGCCCAAAGCGTTTCCATGGAATCCGACATTGACTTTTCGAAGGACGAAGTATCCTACGATAAACCCACACCCGCTGTGATTTTGGCGATGGCAACCAAAGCCATGTTCAACAACGGCATGCTCGCGCGAGCGGGCCAAGCTGCCCTCAAGGGTATCAGCGAAGGCCGAGCGCCGGAAGACTGCGTATTGGCCGCGTTTCAGGAAAAGAAAAACGATGACACCGACTCGTGAAGAAATCATAGACTTGCGCGAAAAGCAAGGCCTCACACGCGAGCAGATTGCAGAACACTACGATGTGAGTCTCACCACCGTACGGCGCTGGATCAAGGAACTCAACATCCCGCGACCGAGCAAACAGGTACGCTACAAAGAACCGTCACACTTGTCACGACTTGGTGAAATCATCGCCGAGCCAGACGACGGTATGACCATCATGGAGCGGGCTTTCAAAATCCTCGGTGACCGCCTCACAGAGAAGCGTCACGTTGGTTACGTGCTCGACGGGCGGCACGCATCATCGCGCGCCGTGATCCATGCGGCTGGGCTAAAATTCAAGGACGAAGAATAAATTTAGAGACCGCATGGTCTTGACAGGGTATCCGCATTGACACGAAAAGGCACATCCGCTATGGTGCTGAGACGTCCAATGCATGGACTCCCAAAACTCCTGTAATCACATCGCTGCGCAAGCGAAATGCTTCCCTTGCGTGCATGTCCCTTTTTGTCTTGGAGACATAAGAATGACGCAACAAAGCGTACTCGCTCAAATCGTTGAGCGCCGCACCTACCTTCGCCCCCTGAATGCCAATGGTACAGAATTTGAAACTCCCGAGCAAGCATGGCGGCGTGTTATCGAACACCAGACATGGCTGTGGGAACGAGCACAGAACGCCCCTCTCGACCTGATGCAGAAGGCGGAACTCGAAGAACTCTACGATCTTTTCATGGACCGCAAGGTCACCGTATCCGGGCGGACCCGGTGGCTTGGTGGCACAGACATCGCCAAGTCTCGCGAAGCGTCACAGTTCAACTGTGCCTTCGGCGAAGTGCAAACCGTTCACGATGTTGTTGACACGATCTGGCTCTTGCTACAAGGCTGCGGCGTCGGGTTCAAAGCAAATGTCGGCGTTCTCAACGGCTTCACGCAACACATCGACGAGATCGACATCATCCGCTCATCGAAAGTCCTTGAGCATGACGCCGACGGCAATCCGATTTCGGACCCGGCCCTCAAAGGGCACGCAGACAACGTTGAAACTTTTGACAAGATCACTGGCGTCTGGACCATCAAGGTCGGAGACAGTGCGGAAGCATGGGCAAAGCTGTTCGGCAAGCTCTTGGCGTTCAAAGGCCGCGCGACAAAACTGATCATCGACCTCTCTGAAATTCGTCCAGCAGGATACCGCCTGTCCGGGTACGGTTGGATTTCGTCTGGCGACGGGCAACTTGTCATCGCCCTCGAAGGCATCGTCGGTGTCATGAACAAGTCCGCAGGAAAGCTCCTGACGGCAATCGACATCCTCGACATCGAGAACTGGTTGGGAACAATTCTGTCCAGCCGTCGTTCCGCTGAGATCGCGCTGTACCCATACGGCGAGCCCGAGTGGGAAGACTTCGCGTTGGCGAAGAAAGATCACAACGAAAACGGTAAGTGGCACCGGTCGATGTCGAACAATTCGTTGCTTTTTTACCACAAGCCAACCAAGCGCGAACTGCACAAAATCTTCAAGATCATCCAGAAGGGCGGCGGCTCCGAGCCGGGCTTCATCAACGCACTCGCGGCGCTAGAACGCGCGCCGTACTTCAAAGGCGTCAACCCTTGTGCCGAGATTCTGCTGGGCGACAAGTCGTTCTGTAACCTTGTCGAGATCGCCGTCAACCGGTTCAACGGGAACGAAGACGGGCTGCACCGCGCGGCATGGTTGGTCGCACGCGCCAACTACCGCCAGACCTGCGTCAATCTCGACGACGGTGTCTTGCAGCGCACGTGGCACGAACTGAATGAATTTCTCCGCCTGTGCGGCGTCGGGCTTACCGGCATCGTGGGTTGGGAATTCCACAAGGATGCAGACGCACTTCGGGACCTTCGTAAGGCCGCACAGGACGGGGCCAACGGCATGGCTGACGAACTGGGGACGCCTCGTCCTCAACTCGTAACCACCATCAAGCCGTCGGGAACACAGTCGAAAGTGTTTGGCCTGATCGGGGATGAGGTCGCGCCGGGGGCGCACCTGCCGCTGGGTCGGTTCTTGGAAATCCGGGTCATCATTCCTTTGAAGGACCCATTGTTGAAGGCTTGCACGGACGCGGGATACCGCATTGAGCCCGTGCCGAACAACGCCGAGTCCATGCTGGTCGTGATCCCGGTCGAGTACAACAACATGGACTTCGACAAGGTTGACGTTGACGGAACCACCGTCGAGGTCAATCAGGAAACGGCTGTCGCACAGCTTGAGCGCTACAAGCTCTTGCAAGAGAACTACGTCGATCACAACTGCTCGATCACCATCTACTACAGCCCGGATGAAGTGACAGAGATCGTCGATTGGTTGGCGGAGAACTGGGACAGCTACGTCGGCGTGTCCTTCCTGTACCGCCCGGACCCGGTCGCAATGGTCCGGGACCCGGCGGGCGTGGCGAAGAAGCTGGGTTACCAGTATCTCCCACAAACACCGGTGACCGAAGCATCCTTCCGCGCCTATGCGGACAACCTTCTGCCGGTGGATTTCACAGGAACAGACAGTGCAGAGATGCTGGACCTCGACGATTGTGAGGGCGGCGCATGCCCGATTCGATAGGATACACGATCATCAAACAAGCCCACTTCGATTGCCCTTGGTGTACCAAGGCAATCGAGGCGCTTGACGCGCGGGGGCTGCCGTACAGCATCCGCACCCTTACGAAGTCACAACTTCTTGAGGAAGCGGCGCACGCAAAGATGTCGAGCATCCCCATCATATACCACGGTGTCCGCCTCGTCGGTGGGTACACAGAACTCGTCATATATCTTGACAACGAGGCACCGGATGTGCTAAAAAGAAACCTTGACACCGCCTGACGGCGGCATCATCAACTCAGGAGATTTTGAAATGTGGTTTGCAATTGGATTTGTCATCGGCGTCGCCGTTGGTGCATATCTGGAACCGACAGCGCGTGCGTTCGTCAAAGCTGGCGTTGAATACGTCAAAGGGTGGTTCAAGTAATGATCCGTCTCCCGATAAAGTTTCTCAACAAACACGCTACCCTACCGACATATGGTAGCGACACTGCCGCCGGGATGGACCTGTGTGCGAACTTTGGCGATGAGCCGGGTTCAGCATACAACCTCGAACCGGGCGCTCGCAAGCTTTTCAAAACTGGAATCGCCGCCGCAATTCCGGAGGGATACTACGGGCGGATTGCCCCGCGTTCCGGGCTGGCATACAAGCATGGCATCGACGTTCTGGCTGGGGTCATCGACAACGACTACCGTGGAGACATCGGGATTATCCTGATCAACTTCGGCAACGCAGACTTTGTCGTGAAGCACGGTGATCGCATCGCTCAGATGATCATCACGCCATGTGAAATGGCGAGCCCAATGACAATCGTTCAGGACGAGCTTCCGGAAGCCGGTCGCGGTGACGGCGGGTTCGGATCAACTGGGCGGTAGATCGTCCTCACTATCTTTCCATGGAACTTCCTTCGAACCGCCGTCAGGCGGTTCGTTTGTGTCTACGAACAGGAAAACTATGAGGGCGAACGCGAAGCTCGCACCAACGACCCAAAGCACAATGTGTTCCATCAGGAGCGATTAGCTGCCGACGCTGCTGCCGCTTCCAACGTACGGCGTACGGTCGCGAGATCACGACGGCAGTGTTCTGCCACCTCGATCAATGTTGGGATGTATGCTGCGACGTCGCGCTGCGTTGCCGTGTCAGGGTCCGGTGGAATTGGAATCTGTGGGCACACCAGTGCGCGCGGATCGACATTCGGAATCACGACTTCCGTCTGGATAACGGGTGCCCGCACCGCCGGGGGTTCCCCGCATGCGACGAGAACACTAATCGCGCAGAGCGCGAAGAGTGTCTTGTAGGACGGGAGCCAGTGGGCCATCTCTATCATCTCCTGCTGTCAGGGCGCGGTCTCGGATCGTTTCAAGCTCCGCTTCCAGCGCCTCTATCTCAGCTTCTGCCTCTTCGGCAATGCGAACAGATTCTGCGTTCTGCTCGATCACACCTTGAAGCGTTTCAATTTCGTCATCCTTCAACTGGATCACGACTTCTTGTTCGATGATTCGATTCTGGTTCTCAATCGCGGTCTCAACAAAGCCCCAAACCTTGAGGCCAATAACCAGCGCCAGAACTATGATCGCGCCCCGAATCAGGACCTTTGGGTTCGCCCGAAAGCTCAGTGCAGAAAGCATGTCTTATCCTCTCGGCGCGTTGTCGCCGTCGTATCCACCAGACTGGTACCCACCAGACTGATTTCGCGAGAACATGTTTCCGAAGCCGCCGTTGTAGTCAACGACTGATCCACCAATATAAGCCAAAGAGACAGCGGTTGCAAGCCCCAACAGACTTTCTACATACATGTCGATCAGTGTCGAAGTAAGAAGAACGCCCCAGCCGCTGGTGAAAACCAGAAGACCGGACGTGACCAGACAGAACGCCACCACGCGGGAGACGAACCAAAACCGGCGCGGGCGATCAACCGGGGATTGCCCGGATGGTGCGGTGCTCTGTGGATCAGGGTTATCCGCCATTGGGGACACCTCCAAGTTTCTCCGGCTGGCACCGTGCGCCCGGAGCCGGGTGGTCAGGCAACATCGCCTGCGTCATTTTGAGCCGCGAGTTGGCTCCTTCCATCATCGCTGAGATGACGTGCTGTTCAATCGTCTCGACCTTCACTTCGGCGTTGACACCGTCTATGTAGTCGTCCCCGGTTTCCTCTGCGTTCAACAGCATCGCCGTCGCGCTGAGACAGGCCTGCAAAGCATCCCCAGACTTCTTTAGAAGCGTCTGGGACTCGATCATGTGTCTCCACACCTGAGAACACGGTGCAGCGCTTCTGGCGGCTGTGTAGGCCTCCTGCGCGGCACCCAGTGCTGCGTGGGCGTAATCGTATGACGCAACGTTCAGCGTCGCCTTGATCCGGATCATAGCCATGCGGACGTTGTGCACGTCGCCTTCATCGTCAAGGATGTTTGCTACTACCACGGTTTATGTTTTCCAATCTGTCCAAAGACGCGGCACAATGAGCACATTCTCGCGCCCAAAAACCCACGTCTATAATCAGGCAAATGGCGCGCCAAAACCTGACCGGTGGCACGCCCTCTCTTACGTTATATCCCACGAATGCACAGAAGGGTTCTGAAAACTCGCGCCCCGTTACGACCCAGTTAAACCACTGGGACGGGAATGATGCGATGTCGAGCCATGGTACCCCCTTGCGGCGCGCGCGTACGACAGTTGCGGCTGTGGTGGCAATCACCACGGTTGTCGTTATCATTCACCATCCTCAGATGCGGCGCAGGTATCCCCCATGGACCCAGCCGTCTTCGTCGATCTTCACCCAGTCCCCGTTTTTGTCGGTGCCAGTGACAACGTCACCGCGTTTCACTTGCCCCTCGACGGAGTAATTCGATCCGGGTCCACCGCGCACGTTCAAGACACTGGCGGTCACTTGGTAGGTGTCGCCGTCCAGATCGCGGTGACCGAGGTGACGCTTGAAACGGTTCATCGGGAACGCCGGGCCGGGGTCTGTCTTCCAGCCGCGTGTGTCGATCTCTTCGTGGGTCACGATGTCGAGAATGTTGTATTCTTGCAACAGTTCCTGCGTAAGTTCTTCGACAGCTTCAAGCTGCGCCTCGGGGTAGACGGGCCAGAAGTACGTGCCGCTGCCGACACGTGCGTGCCGGGACTCGACAACAGGACCGACGTTCGCGGCGGTGTGCACGCGACCGTAAGCGTCACGGAAACGATTTCCATCAACCCGCGTCAGGTATCCGGGGTTCACGATCTCTATGCCGACAGAGTGGCTGTTCAGCCCACTGTATCCCATGTGGGAAGACGGACCAGCATGCCACGCCTTCACGTTGAACGGAACGTGCTGATACACAACACCATTCTGATCAATTGTCACATGCGCGCTGACGCGCGACGCCGGGTTCGTGAGCGTGTTGACTGCACTGCGGGCTGTCCAGCCTGCGGTGTAGTGCATGACGATGAACTTGGGCGTGATCAAACCACTACGATTGGGTGATGGGGCATCGACCGCAAACTCTACGACGTGGTTTCGGATGGAGGTCATGGTGTTTCCTTTTGAGGTTGATTAAGCATTAACAAAAAAAGCACAAAGATTGTGTTAACAAAGGGTCAAGTTTTCGCGGTTACTCCACCCTCGATTGTTGCCAGAGCGGATGACGCCCACGGTGCCAGTGTGGCTGGGTTTGTATCCCAGACGTCGAGAACGGTCAGAGACCCGCCACCGCTTGCTGGTCCTTGAACAGTACCGGGGTAGTCGGTTCCACCAACACGGATGAACTGTTCAACCTGCGAGAGCCCAACAAGTCCGCGCTTCACTCGTCCGCCCACACAGACAGCGCGAAGAGGTCCGACGGTGCCGCCGTAGGCGGAGGGGTTCCAAGATTGTTGCAAACCATCGGTGTCGGCGGTGGCAACAGTCAGTGGATCAAGGTCGCCAAGCTCAGTCACGTCCCCGGTCCACGCATTGTACGTGCCATTGGTGTCCGGTTCCAGCGTCGCCAGACGCCACAGACGGGTGTCTTCACCGTCGGTGACAATGACCTCGTTCATGTACATGGTGCTGGAAGCATTTGTGACGTCGTCAAATTCCCAGATCAGGTCTCGGGGGACCCCGTACCCAACGAAGTTCGCCGCCTCAGCGGTTGACTCTGGGAAGTTCGATCCATCTTTGTACAGGGATACAATCGTGGTTGCGCCAGACCTGTCGATCATCAGGTCATACGTTACCTCTTGGTTAGAGGTTACGGTGTTATACACACCGGTTTCCGTGCTGTCCCCAAAAGCCACGGCACTGACTTGCTGGTTCACCATGTCAATTTTCGCGACGGCATTGCCGCCTGCATCGCGAGCGGTGAACAGATTACCGCCGGCTTGCGCATCGACAGTATCCCCCCAGCGCAGGCGGAAGTGTACCCATACAACACCGGAAGCTGCAACGTCGATTCTGTCCAACGCCAAGAACGTGGATGTCTCAGAAGAGACTGGTATGTCGATGTTGCTTGGAGAGTAAGCCGCGTCTCGACCTGTCGCTGTGGTTGTGCTGGTTGCTGTGCCGCCGAAGTCGCTTGCGAGCGCTGCTACTGCTAGAATAGCCATTTGTGTTTATCCTTATGTGTTAGCCAACAGGCCCATTTCGAGTGTAGCGAGATCGCCGGTAACCCACGGCACCGCCGTTGCTGGGTTATCGTTCCATACCTGAATTAGTTGTTTCTTCTCACCTGTGGCGAAAGTTTCTGTCGCACCACTGTAATCCGTACCACCAATCCGAAGGAACTGAGTCAGTTGGGATATCCCCGCTGGACCGCGCTGGGCATTTGCAACGTTCACGACAGCCCGCACGGTGGATGCAGCGCCACCATAAGCGGAAAGTCCGGACGATACTCGATCACCATCAGTAGCCGACGCAGCGCCGGATACCAGTTGTCGATCTCCCAGTTGGTTGAAGTCACCCACAAAATCCGTGTAGAAACCGGCGCTGGCGGCTTCCAGTGTCGCCAATCGCCAGCCGCGTGTGTCTTCCCCGTCAGTGACGATGAATTCAGAGAAGTACCATTCACCGGGGTTGGAGACGTCGTTCAAGTCAACAACGCGCCAGATCAAATCAACCGGGATCAATTTTGCCCCGGTGTTCGCGGCGCTTGCAGAAGACACCAATGTACCATTTTCGTAGACAAACACCTCGACGTTTGCCCCAACGGCAATGCGCATGTCGATTGTTTTGTTCTGGTTGTCCGCCCACGTGAAAGTAGACGCCCCAAAAACATTCGTGTCCCCGATGGCTTCCGCGCGGAAGTCACCGTTGGTTGCGTCCAACCTCGCCACAAGGTCCCCGTTTGCGTCGTAGGCTTCAAAAAGGTCGCCGTCGGAGTCAGAGTCAAATACGTCACCCGAAGAACGCGCCCGGAAGTGTACCCACAGGTCACCGACTGCTGCGTCAATAAATACATTCGGGCGCATCGGAGAGGACGACTGATTGTCAAATACAGCGTCTGTTATGATCCCGTAAGGCGAGTATGCGGAGTCCCGTTCCAGCGTGGACGTCGTGAGGTAGTTGCCGAAGAGCAGCGGTGAGTTGTTAACGAAGAGGATTGCCATTTTTATGTCACGATCACGTAAGTTTCTTGGGATGTGGTGAATATGCCAGAGCTAGTGCTGCCCCCGACAACGTAGTTTTCTTGGGTACTACCCATGACGCCAGTTGGTGGTCCACCAACGATGGCAAAGGTATCTTGAGTCTGCACTTTGAAACCGGTTGCCGGTGAACCGACGATTGCGAACAGTCTCTGATGTGCCTGTCCCACGTCTGCAACGATGCTACCGAGGATTCCGTACATCCGCTGCTGCGCAAGAGCCACATCGGATGGTAGTCCGCCTACAATACCAAACATTCGTTGGTTTTGCAACTCCACTGGTACAGGTGGTGGTGTGACAACGCCAAACATGCGCTGGTTTTGAAGTTCGATTGGTGTGGGCGGTGTGTTCGTTGCGACAAGTCCAACCTCAAGAGACGCCAGATCGGCAACAACCCAACTCGACCCGGTGTTGGGATTGTCACCCCATACCTCTTGGATAAACTTGCGCTCACCTATGACGAATTCGTTAAGCGCCCCGTCGTAATCTGTGCCAGCAATGCGCAAGAACTGAGCCAAGTCCGCGACGCCAGATTGCCCACGCTGTGCCGTAGCTGATGCAATGACTGCGCGCACACTTGTCGGGGCGGGTTCACCGGTGTAAGCTGAGATATTTGAAGACACGCGTGCGCCGTCAACATTTGTGTTGATCCACGACGAACCGTCGATGTCCCCGAGTTCTGCAAAACCGCCAGTCCAATCAGTTTGACCGCCGACCGCGTCAGGGTCAAGTGTTGCCAAACGCCACCCGCGTGTGTCCTCACCGTCCGTGATGATGACTTCCGAATAATAGACGGTGTCGAAAATGATGCTGTTTCTGGCGACGTCCACATGGTCAAAGCTGAGAAGAACAGGAACACCCTTACCGCCGGTGTTGGCTGCAATGGCTGTTGCGTGGACAAATGCTCCATCCACGTACAGGTCCATCTCGATGTTTGCCCCAACAGATACACGCATGTCGATGGTGTATTCACCCCCAGCAGCGACAATGAACAAGGGTGATCCGAGTACCACGGTATCGCCGTCCGCTGCGGCGCGAAGGTCACCGTTGTTGGCATCTAGGTATGCGACACGGCTGCTGTCCGCATCCAAAAACTGCATGTAGTATCCATCGGCGCTACCGTCGTCGGCGTTGTCGCCAAGTTTGACCCTGTAGTGAACCCACAGATCGCCGACTGCCGGGTCAAGTTCTATTTGTATGTACCGGTCTTTGTCGTACGGCAGAGACCGAATCCCATCAATGTAAACACTGTTGGGGGAATAGTCGCTGTCACGACCGACGGCGGACGTGGTTGGGAGCGCTGCCCCCAGTTCGTCCGCAGAGTTTGATACAAAAAGAATAGCCATTAGGTGTTGACCAGCAGTCCAATTTCAAGTGCAGCGAGGTCTCCCGTTGACCAAGCAAGTCCGGTTGCGGGGTTAACCTCGTAAATTTCTCGGAAGTTTCCGCGTTCTCCCGCCACCAGAGACACTGGGGTACCGTCGTAGTTTGTTCCACCAATTCTGACGAACTGTGTCAATTGGGACACACCCGTTGTGCCCCGTTGGGCGATTGCCGTCGGGATCACTGCGCGAATACCGGCAGCACCCACACCACCACCGTATGGTGTTAGGTTCGACGATACACGGGCGGCGTCAACATCACTGGTCGAGGCGGTTGACCCGTTACGATCCCCCAGTTCGTTCCAATCGCCAATCCATCCAGTCTCGCCGCCGACAGCGTTCGGTTCCAGTGTAGCCAAACGCCACCCGCGTGTGTCCTCACCGTCGGTGATGATGAATTCCGAGTAGTAGAATGTTGCCGGAATAGCAAGGTCCCACGAAAGGTCAAAATTATCCCAAATGAATTTATTCGGAACAGTCTTGTTTTCCGTGTTCGGGACGGTTGCACGCGACAGTGAAACAGAGCTTCCGTTGATGAAGATGTCCATCGTGATCTCGGTCGGGTTCACAATGACGCGGACGTCGAAAGTGAATATCAGGTCCTGCGTAAAGTTGATCAACTGATCAGAAACCGTCGGAGTCCCTGCTTGGTACACCTGCGCGCGGGCTCCACCGTTCCAGTCAACTCTTGCGATGATACGGTTTTGCGCATCGTACATGGTCATCATGTAACCGCTGGCGTTCTGGTTGATAAACCCATCGTTGTTAGAGAGAAACGTGAAGTGTGTCCAGATTGTGTCTGTTGCGCCTTCGTCGGTTTGGAGGCCAAACGGATTACCACCACCATCATCGTTGATGAGTACCGAAACAGCGGTAGGCGCAAAGTCACTGTCGCGACCTGTGGCGGCTGTTGAAAGCGTTCCACCAATTTCAAGAGGGGAGTTTGTTGCGATAAGAATTGCCATGTCAGTATCCTATGGTACGATGATTGCGTGTATGCGCTGTCTGGGCGAACTAAGTCCTGTCGGGCTGGCACCAACTACCACGTATCCGAGGTCTTCTGGTACAGAGATTCCTGCGGCAGCCGCCCCAGTTACGACATAGTTAAGGTGATCCCGCACACCGACACCAGCCCCCGCTGATCCGGTAAGAACATACCCGTACTGTTCTCGCGCTACAACGCCAGTGGCTGGTGTTCCAGTCACTGCGTAAGCGTTTTGTTCCTTGACTCTGACACCTTCACGATTGCGGTATCCGAATTCTTTCAAGGCTTCGTTCAGGTCGGCGATGTTCTGCGCCGTAGCGGGTGTTGTGTGGTCAAAGATGTTCAACTCAATGAACCGTCCGCGCCACGCATTGTTGCCAGCGGTGTCCCCCAATTGAAGTGGTGCCCCTACCGGGTAGCTAATCGGTCGGTTGTATGCGTATGAGTTTCCAAGTTCTCCGTTAAGGTATCCGTATGCGAAATTGACTCCTTGGGTCAGGTCGCCGATTACACAGAGGTGCCCACCGGCAATCGGACTTGTTGCCGGGTTGCCATTGTTGAACACGGACACACCGTTGTCGTCAAGTTCCCATTTCAGGCCGCGTCTAGCATTAGTCCAGTCTGAAATAAGAGCATAAGCATACTGCGCAGCACCCCCTTCTACACCAAAAATTCCAGAGTCGAACGCCTGAAACTCATCAGCTTGTCGGATGCTCGCCGCAAACAGAAGTGTCGGAAGCTCGAAGGATGCTGGCGTTATCAGATCGCCGCTTGTGGTCTCGGTCGTCGCCAGTTGGTCTGATGATGCACTAATAAATCTAAGCTGCCAAGTGTCGTACTCGGCCCCGTCTTCCCGCACGATTCGGACGTCGTCGGAAGTTGCCCCGAGAAGGTCTGCGGAACCGAACTGGTCATATATTGTAACAACTCGCCCATTGGCCCCGTACGGAATTGGGCCACGGACTTTGCCGTCGTCTTGGAAGAACACGTCAATTGGGCTGCCGGGGGAAATGTTGTTATCCACGGCAATGGCTGGACCAGAGTAGGCAGAGTTACGGCGCAGTGTACCCCAAGAACCTACTGGTGTCAAGTTCGCGGCGAACCCGTTAAAGCCTGTGGTGTCCTGACCTTGTGCAGACCGAATCCATTCGATAGTAAGGCGTGTATAGGTCGCGTCAAGTGACCCTGCTCCAATAGAGCGCACCGTGATCGTGTCGCCGGGGTCCGCCTCAATAATTCCGAAGCACGCACCGGGTGCCCAAAGGGATGTAGCATCCTCAAATCTAGCTCCGGTGTCAACGCCATTCTTGTAGAGTCGGTGTTCTCCGTTCGTTCCGTTGAACGATACCAGTGACGCGTTGAGGGTGACAACGGCGTAGGCGCACTCCGATGGTGCAACAAACCCGGTGGTACCATCGTGGGTTACCAAGCTGTCGAGAGCCGGGTCCAGCGCCAGCCACGACAGTGTGGTCTCGGTTCCGCTTAGTGCCGTGTCCCCATCCAAGTCGGCGGCAACGAAACCAAAGCGCTCTTGTGACGACAGTGCAAAGGAAGCTTCGCCGGGCTGGTACGTGGACGATGTTGAAAAAGACCGAGTCTGGATTTCGAAGTAGTCCCCAGCCGTCACCTCGAACAGTCCGAACGATATACCATAAGCGGAGTGATTGTTGTCGTCTTGGATCAGGTCCGCGACTGCGACCCCATTCAACAGAAGTCGCACCTGTTGATCCACCAGACCTACATCGGTTGTGTCGTTCGCACGGAAGAACGGCTCCATATAGCGCACACCTACGGGGGCATACACACGTGTCGGAGTTTGCTCTGTCCAGAACCCACCACCGTCTTCAATAGCCGACCCCCACTCAATGGTAGAGATCGTACCACCGGTGACGTGGTTGGCTGTCAAGCTCATAATTGTGAGGCTCATGGGCCGTATCCTACGATATGCACGAACGACTGTGTCTGGTCCAAGATTCTGTTGGCTTGAAGTGCCACGTAAATCTCTACCTCATCGCCGGGCCGTACGCTGAGAACCGTACGGTCACTGTTGAGCAACCGGAACTGGTTGTCAACCGTTCTTCGGGTCACTTCATTTCCGTTCTTGTATACCATAAGCATACCGGCATCTGCGGCAACCGACCCGAAATATACGACGGAAGAAACCGTCACGACGCGAACGTTATTAGGTATGACGAAAGCACTGGTCGGTGTCCAGTTCCAGTTCTCGTCAATGACGGGGCTGTTCCAGTTCAGTACGGTTGGCGGGAACGCCCCACTGCCGATAATCGTTGGACCAGCAGTGAAGTTCGCGCGCACCTGCGCACGGTACGACAGCGCACCCACGATGGGAGGCAGTGGCGGTATGCTGCCGCTAGATGCATATATCCCCGAGTATACGTGGAACATTAGCTCAAGTCGCCTGCAAGGTAGAAAACATCCGGCCCGCGTGGGGTCAACACCGCGTGCGAAAATTGCTCAGAAAGTTCTGTGTTGCCAAGCGCAGACTGGATTGTCACACCGACTCCTGCAACGACTTCTAGTGTGCCCGCACCTGCGCGAACGATAGTCACCGGTTGTGAGGCCGTGAGGCCTGTATTGACCGTGTAAGTCTGTGGCGATGCACTGTTGAAGTCGATGATTCTTACGCCGCTGAAATCCGAGTTCGACGCAACCCGATTGGCTGCGGCATCGGTGACAAAATCAAGAGGAACAAGAGTTGGAACGATATTGATCTCGGTGACGTTCGCGGCTGGGTTCGTTACCGTAACCGGCGTTCCAGTGAAGTTCAGCGTATCAGTCGCCGCGACGATCTGTACACCTTCGTCTTGCGTCTCAATGGATGCCGCGCCGGGCGGAAGAGTGAAGTATTCGAGGGCGGTCTCACCCACGTTCACGCGAACACTCTGTCCACCCGCGCCTGTGTAGTTCGCTGGCGTGTCACTGAGTGTGGTGAAAGCCCCTCCGCCGGGGATCGTGATGTCAACACCTGCCCCGTTTATTGCGGCGGTTACACCTGCCCCGATGAAGTTGAAGAACGTAGGATCAGTGACTTCGGCAGCGCCTTCGTCTTGTACCTCGGTAGTGTAGACGGCGGGCAGAGCGGCATATTCGAGAGCGGTCGCGGCGGGGTTGACTTGAAGAATCTGCCCGGCGGTGCCTATGGACGCCGGTGTGTCAGAGTTGTCGTGAATGCTCTGCGAAAAGAATTCAAGCGCCGTCCCTGCACCGTTCACGCGCAACTGTTCGTTCGCGGAACCAAGAGTAGGTACCGCCGCTTCATCCGTAAATTCGAGGTCTGTTCCGGCAACGTTTACGCGAACGTTGTTACCGGCAACAAAAGCTCCGGGTGTGTCGGTTAGGCCCAGAAAATCTGTGGAACCACCAGCGGCTGGATTGCCTGTCGCCACCGTGATGATGTCAGTACCGTCGGCATAGATGAGTCCGGTCTCGGTTGGTTGGAGAACGGTGTCGGTTCCGGGTGAACCAACGTGGTCAATGGTAAGCGGTTGTGTGCCGTCGTTTTTGACAAACAACGTTCGCTTGGTCGGGTTTGTGGTGAACCCAACAATTTCAATCGGTACGAAAAGTGTGCGCGGGACCACGTGACCGGTGCACTCAAAGAAAACGTTTCCGACCAGTTCGGACTGCAACAGGGTGACGTTGCCAGCAGAGGTATCCACAACAATCTTCCGATTGAACGAATCCTCAAGCGTCTGAATTCCATCATTGAAAATCAGGTACTTGTCGTTGTCGTTCGGAGCCATCGTCTCGATGGCCAAAAACTCTGTGTTACCAAGCGTCATGCTCGTCTCCTAGTGTGCCTTTTTGTACGGTATTGAGTACCGCATGTCAAGGGTTAGATGGTCATCCGGCCAAAGTGCCGATGCGTGCAAAGCCCCGTCCAACTTGGGCGCTCAATTGATACACAGCCGCAAAGACATCGTCTTCCAGCGTGTACCCCGCCGCCGTAAGTGTGGCTGCCGGAACAACCGCTTCTTCAACACCAACAGTCTGGAAGTCGGAGAATGTAGATGGGTTCCCCGGATCGAAGTCATCCAAAGCTGTCGGGGTGTTGGGCAGCAAGTAGAACTCGTATGCTTCACTGTCTTCATTCAGCGGCACGGTTTCAGGGTTTCCGGTTCCGACCGCAGCATTCCACTCTCCGCCAATACGTGTCCGACGGTTCCACCGGAAGGTCAAATCAGTTCCGTCATCCTCGCGGCGGAATTGACCCGGCGCGTGCGGTTTCAGATCACGACCAACAGTCGGAACAGTGATGGATGTGGCACTGGCGACCAGTGCGCCGCGCGATACGGCCTTGTAGTATTTTGTCGTTCCGATCAGCGCCAGAATGTTCAACTGCGGAAGGATGGCGGAGTCGGACAACATGATGAAGTATTCACCAGCGGAGTGTCGGTCCACCATGTAATCTGTTCCGCGCAATCCACGGTGGAACGTGCTCAGCGTGACGGTGTTGTCCGGGTTCACCACAACGTCTTGGAACCGGATAATCTCCGCCAAGCCGGTGGACTGATTCCAGATCAGGGCGCGGTTGAGCTTGTAGGACGCCGCCATGGCATCGCGGGTCTGCGAGGTAATGTCGCCGTTGTCAACAGAAAGATTCACCGTGATGGAATTCTCTTTGTCTGTGGTAAACAACGCGCGTGGGGGAAGAAGCGGCGTACCAATAATTTGTCCCCAAGTGACATCCACATTGGCGCTGCCAAAGTTACCGAAAGATGTGTTGTCGAGAGAATCATACAACTCGGCAGACATCCAAGAAGTCGTATCTGATCCAACCGCCGCATAGTAGCGCTGCGACGTGCGAGACACATCGTGGTAGTCTTCCAGAAGCGGAATATCGAAAACGAACGTCTTAGAGTATACCGGCGTGATGATGCTGGTTCCCGGAACACCGTTTCCAACAACAGCGGCTGCGTCAGTGGAAACGTAAACTGGATCACCGGATCGGATCACCGCAACGTCAATCTCGAAGTTTGCGCCGACGTCGGTTTTTGCAATACGGTCTGTCGTTACACGCGACTGCCCACTGTCAAACGAGAAGTTTACGACGTCTGTGGGGTCGAGGTCGAGGTGCGTCCACGGGAGCTTTCCCTTGGCGCTGTCGCGCGACATCCACGATTGGAACAAAAGACGTTCAGCGATGTCTCTTGCTTCCACTTCGTTGAAGACAATCGGCATCTCAATAGTCTGGTTCTTCTTCGCGTACATTGCCGCCGTCGGCGCAGATGTCCGCTTCTTGTGTGCTGAACCTTGCTGGTAATCCCGATCAACGTCGGTGTAGATCAAAGACACGTCGCGGGGCAAGTCGTACTCCGGCTGGCGCGCTTCCGCCCACGGAACAGGTCCAGTCTGTGCTCGTGTTGACCCCAACTCGTCTTCAAGAATTGTCCGTACTGGGACCACGGAACGGTTGATGAACTTGACAGTCCAGTCGGTTTCAATGCCGTCAATGAAGTATGCGAGCATCGG